CAATTTTCAAGTCCATCGAGCAGGTTGTTTATCAATCTAGCTATTTTGTTAAGCATCTCACACCGACGCAAAGGCAGGAGCGGATCATGTCTATGAGAACTTTTAATTGTGCTTATTATAGTACTGATTTCAAAGCCTTTGAATCGCATTTCACGCCTGAACTCATGCGTTCTTGCGAGTGTGTGTTGTATCAATATATGTTGTCTCATTCGTTTGATTCTACCATTATATGCAACACACTGTGTGGTCCTAATCGCATGCGCACAAGGTCTGGTATTCGTCTGACTATTCGTGGACGCCGGATGTCTGGCGATATGTGTACTTCACTCGGAAATGGATTCACTAATCTGATGCTGTTCTTGTTTGCTATGCGTTCTAAAGGAGTGGCAGAATATCAGGTTAGGGCGTTGGTTGAGGGGGATGATGGTTTTTTCGCAATTCCTATGTCCGTAAGCTTGACTTCTTCTGATTATTTGAAGTTTGGTTTTACCATCGACATTAAGAGGGAGAACGACCCTTGTGAGGCCTCTTTCTGTCGATTGGTGTTTACATCTTCAGGTCAAACAATCAGGGATCCGTTTAGGTTTCTAAATTCGTTTGGATTTACTTCATCGTTTTTGGATGCCCGGTCTCATGTGATGGATCAGTTGCTTAGAGCTAAGGCCCTGAGTGCTTTGTATGAGACGCCACATTGTCCCATTGTTGCTGTTCTTGCCCATAAGGCTTTGCAACATACTGTTGGTGTTTGTCCGCGTTTTGTGAGAGATGGCTATCACATTATTCCACATGATGAAATTAAAATTGTGGCATTTGATTGCTTGCCTGAAACTAGGCTTCTGTTTCAGAAGAAATTTGGCGTTTCAGTAGTTGAACAACTTTTGGTTGAACAATACATTTCAGATGACCGTTTGGATCTTGTTTCTAGTGTATTGTTTCCACATGCGCATAATTTGATTATGGAATCCAGATTTTATTTATAATCTTGGGTTGAGAAATGGTAAATAGTCTGTTTCTCGGACCTTGTGTCTTCTTTATTGGGTCGCCATACTGAGCCTTCGGGCTTCAAGTCGCTGTTTACACGCATGATGCCTAAAACCAAAGCTGCTAAATTACGTGCGAAATTGAAACGTCAAGTTGTTAAGTCTCTGGTTACTGGGACTGGATCTTATGTTCCAGTACCTGGAACCAGGCCCCGTGTGTTTAAAAAGGGATCTGGTAAGTTTACTGATTGGTTGAAGTATATACCGCGGGGCGTTGGGGGAGTCTCTGGTCTTTTGACTGGTGGTCTTTCTGGCGCTCGTAGCGGTTGGGATACAGGCGCCGAACTGTCAAAGAAAATCGGCTGGGGTGCTTATGGGTCTGTTCCTGTTTCTGATAATGGCATCAACTTTGCCACACCTGTGCCTGCTATTCATACTACAGATGAGTCGTGTAGTATTAGCAAGACTGAGTATCTAGGGGACGTATATACGTCTGCTGTGGCTGGTCAATTCTTCAGTCGGACATTTGATTTCAACCCCGGAGTCTTTTTGATTTGGGGATCTCAATTGGCCCAGCTGTTTCAAGAATGGCGTCTTGACGGTGCTGTTGTGAGCTTTCGTTCTCGTTCTTCTTCTTATACCGCCACGACTACATTAGGAACCGTAATGATTGCTATGGATTACAATGCTACTAATCCAGATTTTACTACGAAACAGCAAATGCAAGAAACATCTGGTTCTGCGTCGTGTTCTATTGACCAGAACTGTGATTGTTATATTGAGGCTGATAAAGCTGCCAATGTCTTGAAGAATTTATATGTTAGGACTGGCAATGTTCCAGCCGGTTCTGACATTCACTTGTATGATTTGGGTAAGCTGCAGGTTGCTACTTCTGGTTGTGCTGCTAGTGCTAATGTTGGTGAACTTTACATTAACTATCACATAACTTATACTAAACCTGTTGTTTTTCCTGGATCTTCAATTGATGGTGCTCATTATTCATTAACTAGCCCATCTAATACTGCCTATTTTGGTACGTCGCGTACTTTAGTGGACGACCAGATAGGGTTGACCTTTACGGACAATAACACTATATTGTTTCCTGCTGGAACTTATGGAAACTTTAGTGTCACACTGCGTTATGTAGGCACTGCTGCTACTCTTGCTTTGCCTACTGTTACATTGACCAATTTGAATAACGTCGTTGGAACATTGTACGGCGGTAATACTTGGTGTATCAGTCCACCTGTTGGTACATCTTCTACTACTATGTTGTACATTGTTAATGTTTACGTAGTTAATCCGTCAGGGGCTAGTAGTATTGCCTTGTCGGGTGGAACTATACCGACTGCGGCCACCCAGGCTGATCTTGTGATCACACAAGTTAGCCCGGCGCTTGTTTAAAGGTAACAACGTTCGGCCATCGTAAGGCCGCGTCGGCTCTTCGACGTTAAATTGGGACCACCTTTTGGTGGCCAGCCCGGCTTCTTTGTGCTTAAACTTACCACTTTAATGGGGCGGAGTCAATGACACATTGTTGGGGATGTTGGGCATTGTAAATCAATTGTTCTTGTTGATTACCAACAAGTGGGCAAATCCACTTTAAAAAGGG